TAGGATCTATGCCACCACCTACTGCAAGTGAAGCTAAATCTCTAGAACTGAAAGCTCTACCTCTATGAAGTACAACTCCAATTTGGTTGTCAGCAGTAATCTTGCTAGGTGTTAATGATGTTGAATCTGTTAAGACTTCAAAATCTCCAGATAAATTTGCTTTGTAAAATGGGAGTTTCACGAAATCGCCCCCACGCTCTGCGGATAAATTTAATTCTGCCAAAGGTTGCACTACCCCACTCTGTAGGAAGCTGTCAGTTTGAGTTGTCGCTTCGATCAAGTAGGGAGTAAACACCTCAGGAATAATTAAATCTGATCTTAATGTTGCCATTAGAATTTAATTAATATGTTTACTTCGAGGCACAACCTCTGACATGGCACAACCACGTTAGTTCTATACTAACCGCTAACTGCATTTTTGAGCATATTATATTTATTAATGTCTGTACGATATAATCTTGCCTGCTCAGTTAAATTAAAAGATTCTTTGGCAAATGGGTTGGCTTCTCCTGTAATAACATCAGCAGTTACTTTTGTTGTCGTTGCACCACCGCCCTGTGGTCTAGGGTTTTTTTGTACCCATTGGGGCATTTTTTGTTGCGCCCAATCTTTCACAGGGGTTCTGTTATAACCATCAACGATAACAACAGTGCCATCAGCTTCTCTTGCAAGTTGATCTCTGTTTATTCTTGATAATACATATTGTGGATCATGTACAACATCAGCTAATGCACTGACAGCAGGGGCTTCCACTTCAAGCTCTCTTTGTCTTTGCTCAAGCTCTTGAATCCTTTTATTTTTGGCTTCTTCAGCTTCTCGATACTGGGTTGCAAGTTTTTCTCTTGCCTCTTCATATTTACCCTGTGCCTCAAGTTCTTCCTGTTCTTTTTTCTGTTTATAAGCAATCAGGGCATTTACATCAACATCTTGAGGAACAGCTTTTGCTGTTTCTTTTGCTTTTTTATAATCATCTAATAATTCAGCATTTTTCTTTCTCATTGATTCAATTTCTGCTTTCAAAGCATCAACTTCTGCCTGTGAAGGATTTGGCTTGATTGGTTCGTCTGACATAAAAAATCTTAATATTTATTTATAATATTATCGTGAAAATTACCATTTGACCTTATGTGACCAAAATAATGGTGAAAATATTGTGGGATTTGGGTTCTGAGCGTTGTGTCTTGCGTAATAACTAGCTCTTCTCTGCTTTTCAGCTTACGTTCTATCTTTTCTTTTTTACTTAATGTCATTTGCCTATCTTCTCCTGTGCCATTCTATGCGCTCTTGCAAAACTCATACCCTCACGCATTTTCCTGACCATATAATTCATGTGCCTTTTAGTGTGATGCACTGAATGAGCTTTCAAGGTTTCTTTTTGTTTTTTTGTTAAAGGAGCCATTATCTTTTCTTTTGATATTTTGAATAAATCTTAGCGTCTGCTGTTCTTGCTCCGCCTTTACCTGTCATATAACTATTTACCCTGCCCATTGCCCATGCTGCCATCGGCACATTACGAGATCCAGCAGAAAGATATGCACCCTGACCCTTGCGGTAAACTTCTGCAAGTTCACCATAAAAAAAGCGAGTGCCTTCTGCCTTTTTGCGAAGGCTAGCTTTTACGCTTTCGCTTAGTGGTTTTCTTCTTCTTGCTTGAGACATTTTGTTCTGTGCGTGATTTAGATACAGCCTTTATATCAATAAATTCTCCTTTTCTGTAGGCTTCGGCAGTTCTCTTAATTTCAGCAGCTTTTGCTAACTTATTCATAGCTCCAGACAGGTATTTTTTTGGAACACCTGTCTTTTTGTCTTTTGGAACTCGCCTAAATTTTTTAGTCACTTTTAAGCTTTTTTCTTAGTTGCTGGTTTTGTTTCTTTTTCAGCCTTTGGCTTCGACTCATCATAAGTTTGGACTTTAAATGTATATCCCATTATTTTTTACCTCCCTTCTTTTTCTTCTTCTTTCCTTTTGGTTTCATTGATCCATAGTGTGAAGGCATGACAATAAAAGTAGCTGTTTCTATATTACTTCCTTTTACGTTTCTTAGCTGTTTTCTTTTTGCCTGCTGTAGATAATGCAATAGCCTGTGCCTGCTTCAATGTCTTTCCCTCTCTCATCAACAAACGGATGTTGCTTGAGATAACAGATTCTGATTTTCCTTTTTTTAGTGGCATATCTATAGTTTATATTCTTTTTTGATTTGGTCTAATGTTTTTTCTGTTCCATCGCTTCTGATAATCTGCCTCAATGCCTTTTGACCAGAACTTCCTTTTTTGCCAGCTAATGTTTTAAAAAATCTAACTCTCTGTTCATTGCCAAGAGTTTTTATCTGTAGTTCTTTTTTTTGGTTCAATAACCAATCACCATAAGCCTGCCCCTGTGGAACTCTACCTGTCATACTTGGCCTTGTATCAAGTGCAGTTTCGGGTGGCTTTTCAAGACCTGGATATTTTTCTTGTAATCCATCAAAATCAACAACAGGAACAGTAGTTGATCTACAGTTGAAATGTTGTGGAGGTGTTGGCCCTTTGTTGTATTCAAACTGCTCACCATCAAGTCTCTGACAAATTGGTGTAGTTTTTGAATCCAATGTCGCAACATATTCATATTTAGGAGCGACTTTGCTATTCGCAGCATAAACAGCCTGTGATGCTTGATTCTGCACTTGATTCACAGAAGTTCTGATAATAGTTTGTATTTGATAATTAGCAAGTTTTGTAACCTCACCGCCTGCTGCTGCGATTTGTTTTACAGTTCCTGGTTGACCAAAGTCAAGTCCTCCAACTAACTTTCTTGCAATCTGTTGTGATGTTTCTCCACTAAAAACACCTGATCTGATTGCCAATGCAAGTTTTTCTTGTGAACTGGCAGCAATACCTCTGAATGCTTTTTCTACAGTTTGACCATTTGGTAAAGTTACAGCAGCACCTTGTCTTGCAGTAAGTTCAAACTTACCAGAACCAAACCTTACAAAATCATCTTCTGTAAATTGTTTACTTGTAAAAATATTTGTCTGGGTTGGATCGACACTAATAAATGAATCGGCATATTTTGGACTTACAGCAACGCTATTGATCGGCACATCGCCAGATGCTGTTACTTTTTTTAGTTCATTCACAATAAAATCTCTCTGTAAAAGAGTTATTCCCTGTAATTCTTTCTTGAAATCTTTTGCCGTAGCTCCAGACCATGTATTAAGACTATCTTTTGCCTGTTTTATGATCGCTCTTAGTCTTTTTCTTGTTTCAGGTGCAATAATTACAGCTTCACCAGCCCTTCTCTGCCTAAAATCTATTTCTCTTAGTCTTTTTGCAGCATTTAATATAACCTCGTTATAAGTAACAGCATATTTTTTTGCAACAGCATTACTGAAACGGTTGAGATCAATAGTCTCTCTGAAAAATACCTCTGGAATTGACATTCATCAAGCTGCGTCAGGTTCTGTTGGGGCTTCCATTTCGATCAGCCCACCAGCTTGCGTTGCCTCTACTTCTTCCTCCACATCAAAGTCATCACCGAGAATCTCACCACTGCTTAATTGTGTAAGTAATGTCTCCTGGCTAATAGTACCAGCAGTGAATAATGCAAGTAATGATTGGATCTCTTGTGGTTCTAACCTTGCCGTTACAAAGTCTCGATTAACAAAACTGCTGCCTGCATTTGGTTCGTTCAGATATTCGCTATGAAACTTAAGACAGTTATCAATCAGATCTTGCATCTGTTGAGCAATGACCATCATTGTGCTGTCATTTTGTGATCTATCAATCCTCTTGGCCTCGGCTGACTCACCAACTAACTTTTGACCAAGTACCGCAGCTAATGACAATGTATTGATCTGATCTGCAATATCTTTCAATCTTGTAAACTGACTATCATAACTGTCACCCGATGGGCTGACATATTCCATCCTCGATTCAGGTGGTAATGATAATGCTTCATTCGGGCCTGTTGTTATCTCATCTGCATTCGGATAACCAAAGACGGCAAGCAAAGGAACAGAACTGATATGCAGAATATTATCCAAGTCACTCTGTATCTGGTAGTGTTTGAGGTTAAGTTCTGCTATGTCATACAGAGGACTTCGGCTTTCGTAATATCCAACTCGGTTTGAATATGCAACAGCAAAAGGAATCTTGTCTTTTATGCTCATCTCTCCCTCATCATGTAATTTATATTCACCTTTTTTATCTTTTCTATGGATTTCATATCGCCCAGGTTCTAGTACTCTGATCTGTTTTACAATCTTTTCTCCATACTTTCCATCAGATTCGACAACCTGTTCCATCAATCGCAGTTGAGTTAACTTTCTAACACCGTCAACAATCTCTGTCCTCCATCCCAAAATATTTTTTGGTTCGTATGTTACCCAATATGGTCTAACTTTTTCTCCATCTTTTGGCGCATCAACTAAAACACCAACATGACCAAAAGAAATTGCAACCCTAGCTGTTTGATATAACCAGACATTAAGATCATTACCCTCAAGGTCAACATCAAATAACTGCTCTCGTACCAGATCTGATACATCATCAAGTCTGATAGGTTTTCTTACCAGCATACCTGACAACATCTTCTCAATACGCTGCAGATATGGCACAACTGTTGATCTCGAAAGTCGAACGTCATATGAATCATCTGTCTCCCTGCTTTCTTGCGGAAGATATTTTCTATGTTCACTCCTGATCTTGTATGTTCCCTCTTTTAAATCTTCAACCAAACCCCAAAAATTTGCCATCCTTTGATAGGCAGCGTTAGGACTTGCAACCGTTGTAGGAGCTAGTGTTACAGGCTGATTGTAAATATTCAGAGAGCTATACACGGTTTTTCCTCATAGTACCATTACTTTTAATATATTCTAATCCCTGTTCGCTTGCCTGCCCTACCATAAAGCAAATTAAATTCACGATAAATTAAATACCCTAAAGCATCATTCATATGGTCATATCCATTCTGTTTATCTGGATCTCCTGTCTTTTCATCGTAGCTCTGCAACTCAAGGCACTCAATCAAACGAGTGCAA